CTATTCGATAATCCGATCAAGTCTTTCCCTCACGCCTCCAACCGCACCGGCCTGTGAACTGAACGTTCCGCTTTGATTGGTGACGCCTACATTCGGGTGTGTATGCGTTGCTATCACATTCGTGATGTCGATCACCAATTGTAGAAGTTCAGAGAGTATCCTCAGTGCATTCTCGGATTGGCTTCCTACCCACAACTTCCCGCCATCCTTCACTTTGATCCGTTGTCGCTCTGTTGCTATGGAATCCCGAATTCGCCCGATACTCTCGGTGAGATCGGCGCTGGTGGCGAGATCGATACCGTCGATGGCTGTCATGCCCAGTTTGCCGCCGGACAAGAGTAGCAGTGCCCCCATCGCCTCGATGTGCTTTGTTCCTTTCACTTCCTCCGTGTCATTCCTCTCCACCGACCGTTTACTCTCTCCGAACGTCTCTTCACTGATATCGGCTATCCGCTCGATGCGAGCCGCCAGATCGACAATATCTTGGTGGGTTACCCGTTGCCAATTGCCTTTCGTGGTCGCCAATTGATAGATTCCTGTCGAGTGTTGCCAGCGCTGCGCATATTGATCCAAGGCAGGCAAGGACAAGCTATGGGGCAACACGCAACGGATAAAGGGGCGGTTCGGGCTCCCGTAAGCGAATGCAATCTCCACCCAGGTACCGATTTCTGGTTTCCCGTACATTCCTTGTTCGTTCCCGGCCATGGGCACGGGCAGGGGAACATCGTGAAAGGGTGGGAATGCCGGGTCCGGTTCCCCTTGTTCAGTGAGTATTTCCACATCCACCGCATAATGGGGCCGGAAATCATCGGCGATATCCCCTTCCTTCTGGGATTCCGTAAGGCCGATCACCCGCCCGAACCGAGGCAGGTGATAACCCGCTGTCAGTTCCGGAAACGTACGTCTCACTAAATCTCGAATTGCCTGGTCCATTGGATTTCCATCTCGTTGCCGAAAAAACGCAACTGGTGAATGAATCGCTCGTTGGCCAACACACCGGGGCGCAATGCCGGTATTGCCATCATCCGAACGATGTTGTTTGCCCTGTGCTCGGTGAGGATTTGCGCGGGGATCTGGATTGACTTCTCGGCCCAGAAGGAATCGTTCCAGGAACCCACGAACACCGTCCCATTCGATTGCTGTTGCCACAGATAGCGTGAAATGGCGAGGGCTTTCCCCAGGGAATCCATCAATTGATAACCATTGCCGAGGTTGTATACGTTGGGCAGTTTGCGCGTGGCGTATTCTTTTTCTTGGGTAGAGAAGACCAGCCCGGTTTCCTTGGAAACCCTCGCCAGCACATCCCGCAGGCTGACATGGCGGAGATTCATGGGCAGGGGATAGCGCAGCGCGGCCGTCCGTTCCCGGCAAAACACCTTGAGATGCCGGTTGTCGATGGGTTCCGTGCGTTCCACGTAGCCATCGAAAAGGTGGTACATCTTGTCGAGTTTGGCATAGCCGATGCGAAAATCCACCAGATGGACGCCTTTCGGCAAGGGCTTGCTCGCGATGGTGAAATTGGCTCGCCCCGGCGAGTGCAGATCGAGGCGCACATCCTCCTCGACCACCTTGTAGGGATCGCCTGCGATAAGAAGCTTGCGAATGAGTTGCATGGTTTACGGGGTAAATGGATACTGGCAAAAAAATGGCGCGGTCGGACTGCCATCCGCCGCGCCGTTCCTTCCAACCCATATTCGAAAGGGGAACCTCGATGATAGTTCCAAGCCCTAATGCTGAACATGTTTTGACGTTTTGTAAAGGTATTTCGAAACGTTCACCCTTTTCCGTACCGATCGAGCCTGTTGTTGGCGAACCAATGAATGAATGTTTCCATATCGTGAAAGAGCAGGTTATCACTCACGGCGGAAAAGGCATTATCGGGTGGGCAATCTGGGAATGGCCGGGCGTATTGATCGAAGCAGAATTCCACATGATTTGGCAGGCGCCCGATGATTCTCTCATAGACATTACGCCGAAACCTCACACATTCGAAACCATTACCTTCCTTCCGGACCCCAAAAGCGAGTATCGGGGCCGACAGGTCGATAACATCAGAAAGCCGCTGGTGAAATCCCTTCTCGTGAGGAAGTATATTGCTGCCGTGCAGGCCTTGATTGTCGAAATGAACAAGGGAGATCTGGCCGATTACCACGGCCCCGTGGAACTCACGCCGAAACTCGAAAAACTCCGTAATAAGATGCTGCACCTTGAAAAACGGGTTGTGGACAAATACGGTAGAGGATAGCTGTTCCAGCATCGGGCCGATGCAGGGCGTTTTGATGATGGAACCTGGGTGCCTGGACAAACGAAAAGGGATGGATTCGTGGGGCATGGTTGCATTCCCTTCATGGCTGTTATTTAATATGGACGTCGCGCATCATTGCGTGGCCGGGCTCAACATCCCGTATTATTAACAAAGGCCGGGCGCGTCGGCGCCTTTTTTGTATCCGCTCGATGGCGGGTATTGCAGGGGCACTTCGGTGCGCCGTTTCCTTTGTTGCGGTAATGTTGACCTTGTAATACCCGCCGCCAAATCAACATTAAGGCGGCGGTTTTTCAGATTCAACAAAGGAAAAACCACCATGCTCAAAAGACCCAAAGGCAAGAAAGCCAAGCGCAATCCCATCATACGCGCCGATCTATCGCCCAACGAAAAGACGTTCCTGCATCTCCAGGAAGCCCGCCACGCTTTCGACCGCTGTTCGGAAATCACTGGGTTCCTGCGCACCCTGGATATCATCCAAAACGAAAAGGGCGCCATTAGGAGGGAACGGGAAACCCTCCATCGATTGTCCGAATTCCTGCACAACGAGCTGACCCTGGCCAGCCTCCCCGTGTCGCGTTTCCTGGCGCCGTTCTCCCCGGAAACCGAGACTGAACTCGCCGAAATACGCAGAGAGGCCTTCGGGGGTTCGCCAATCGATCTCCAATCCACAGCAGACTGATGGTAAAAACGAAAATCATGAGCCTTTATGTGTACATTCTAATTGCAATAATCGTTATTGGCGCGATTTTGCAAATGAAGTTCGATTGGTTAGTTTTGAATTTGCCCCGGACGGAAAGGGATGGATAGGAGATGAGGACTGGGTTACCGAGTGGAAATACCCAAAGAATGGCTGGCCATCCAACAATCAGATACGTAGGAACAAAGTTGGCGAAATGATTACTGATTATAAAAAACGGGGAAAACCAAAATCGTCAAACTGATTTTGATCGTTTTTCTCTGTCTCGGTGCTGCATACCTGATTGCGGTGGAGCTTAAAACGGCTCCAAAAACCGAGGCTGAAATCATGGCGGCCCATTGTCAAGGCGAAATCGAACATCGCCTTGGCAATGGCACCCGCGTCGATTGCCTCACGGAGACCCACGCCATCGAATACGACTGGGGGGCCTCATGGTACGAGGCGATTGGACAAAGCCTTTATTACGGAATGGAGACAGGGAAACGATCCGGCGTCGTGCTGATATCGAGAACCCATCGAGGGGACATCTACTGGCAACGCCTGAACGATACCATCCGCCATTACCGATTACCCATCGATACCTGGCGGATTCGGCTACCTAATCCGTAACCTTCACCACGCTTGAGCGAGTTTGTCGATATCGATTTCGATCTTGCCAATGCTGGTTTCGATCGTCGATACCTTGCCATCGATTCCGGATACCGTGGCGCCCACCGCATCCGTCTTGGCGCCCAATGTGTCCGTCCCAGCCGCGACGGCGACCTTCACCTCCTCCATCTTGTCGATCAGCGGCGTCAGATCCAGTGTTCCGCCCCCGCCCGATCCGGGCTTTGCCAGAATATCGTTCAATAGCTGATTGTTGGTGGTCATCAGATTGATAAGCTGATCCAGCTTGTCGTTTCGCGCTTGGGCCTTTTCCCGTAGCGAAACGAGCAGATCGGGTACTTTGGGTTTTTGTGGGTCGCCTGGCATGGATAACATCTCCTATAAAATAGATTCAGTAATTGGATTACTTGATTTTTATTATACTATTCACGCTGAGAATAATATCCATTACGGACGCACGGCGTTCGTATCGTTTCAATCGAGGAATACATCACATCATGAAAAAAATTATCCTTTGCTTCGATGGAACCTGCTGCCATCCCAGCGACGCGCGTCAGGAACGGGAATGGTTCGGTCTTGGGGACATGGAAGATTCGGGCATCACCAATGTTCTGAAGATGCACCTGCTGCTGGGGGGTGGGTTGGACAATGATTCTACCGATCCAAGGCAGCGGAGCTTCTATTATTCCGGTGTCGGGACCCATGGGAATGCCTGTCAGCGCGTTTTCAATATGATCTTCGCGCCCGACAACCAGGATGTCGCCGAGATACTGAACCTGGCGGGCGCCGACCTGAACAGGGTCTTCGAACCGGGTGATGAGATTTTCCTGTTCGGGTTCAGCCGGGGCGCGGCCCTGGCCCGGCGCTTTGCCGCCATCATTCCCCGTTATCTCCCCGATGGCGTCGATCCAACGGAAATCGTGCGCTTTATGGGTGTCTTCGATACGGTGGCATCCATCGGTGTGCCGAATCTTTCCGAGCAGGATCGGCCCGTCTCCGATGTGTTGTTCGAAAATGGCACGTTATCGCCTCATGTATTCGAGGCGCTGCATCTTCTGGCACTGGATGAATGTCGACTTGCCTTCCGTCCGACACTGATGAACGCCGATCCACGGGTAACCGAGATATGGTTCCCCGGGGGACATAGTGATGTGGGAGGGGGGTTCTGGAACGATGGGCTCTCGGATGTGACGTTACGGTTCATGCTGGATGAAATCGTGCGCCGCGAGTTCGGTCTCGCAATCCTGGACCCCATTGGTGTGGACTATGAGCACCTCGTGGACAAGACAGAGGGATATCGCATCGATCCGGAGGATGTTTTCATCGATCCGAAGTCGCATGGCAAGATTCACCTACAAGATCGCTGGGGCCCCATTGCCGAAATGACCCTGGGGACTCGGGAAGTGCGGGTAGCTACTAATGACAATTTCGACGATGCCTTACTGCCTATGGTGCACAGTACCATGTGGGACCGGTTTGCCATGGTGGATGATTACAGGCCACGGGCATTGAAGGGCGTGGCACATTGGTTGCTGGATGTTGATGGAGACATGGAAAGGAAAAATGGGCTCATGGATTACATCCGATGACCTGGTGTTTTCGTGAATATTCCTGGACGATTTCGTTTAGCAGTTTGAAGTCGATACGGGTTCGATTCGAACCATGGTGCTCTTCGTTCTGCCGCAGATAATGATCGAATGAGGTGGTAACACGGAATTCTGTTCGGCAATCCGGGTTGGTACAACGGCAATAGGATCGTTTCAAGAAAGCATCCGGCGTGTCTTTCATCTCCTCGCGGCTACTGAGGACGGTAGCCGTGGATTTACACTTCGGGCACGATATACGAGACATTGTCCGTTCCTTCTGAAGAGGATGATGGTGGATTATAACGGATTGAAATCAATCATGAGTCGTTATAGTTCTGGTTCCCTGAAACGCACTCGATGGCGTCTTGGCAGGTGTTCATTGAGTTCCCTCATCATCCGAATCATGGGCGATACTTCGTTCAGGAAGTACCAGCGATTCACCTTGTCGATATCCCCGTATCCTCCCGGCTGATCCGGCATGACACCGGCAAGCGCCGGGGGGATGCGGTGTATGGCGAGGATGTCGTCGCGGGTCACTCGCTTGATTTGCTCGAATTCATCTTTATTGGCGATATCACCCACCGGGATCAGTTCCACCGATTTCTTATCCCGATTCCTGGCTAATTGGGGGGTACTGATATTGAGGTAGAGACTACGGAAATTTCCGGCTGCCTTGGATTTATCGAGCTTCTCTTTGATCGCTTTCGCCGTATCCTCATCCAGATCGTGGGTTACGAGTACATACCCCAGGTGGGCGCCGTTTATGTAATAGCGCCGACGAAAGATGGTGGATGCCTCACTCAACAGGATCGATTGGATACCTCCCAGATATTGAGGAACGCCGTAGATGTCCTGTTCCAAATCCGTTTCGTGGATATGCAGGACTTCTCCCTTTCTGTAGGACACGGTTTTACCGTTCTTTTTGACCCGGAAAAATAGCCCAGGCTCGATGCCTTTGCGCATGGTGAGCGCCGGCAGGCGGGCAATGCGGGTAATTCCATCCAAGCCATTCCGGAACACCTGAAAATAGGCGTTGCCGAGGACATGCAGGTCCAGAACGGCATTACGCATTTCCTTCCTTCCGATCAGCTTGTTTTCCAGCCAGTAATTCATGAACTGATTGCGTTTGAAGAACAATGCCGTCTCATGATAGCCATTGGCGCGCATGATGCGGACAAGTCCCTGCAACGACACGGGTGGCTGATAATAATCACCTGCAAAATGTGGGAATACACCGAGGTAATCGATCAGACGGTTATCGAGAACCGGTTCCGGGTCACCGAAGGAAAAGACGATAGGGGCCGTTTCCTGTTTTTTTTCGTGTTTTTCCGCCATGGTTTTCGATTAGTTGCTGAAGGCTACCGTGCTCTTTGGTTTGGGTCCGGAGACCGGCTCATAGGCAAAACCATGCATGATTGCCCAACTCAGATCCGCGTGTCCCGTGGCATCCGTGCGATGGGCGGAATAACTGACACTTCCGTTCCTGGTCATTTGCCGGTGGATCGTCATGAAAGATTGGGTCACGATGATGTCATCAGTGCTATATTCGAATCGGCCCTCTCCGTACCCGATGATGCCCTGAGCCCTTATCACCAGTTGATTCTTGATTTCCTGGCTGTAATGAATGGGCATCAGGCCCGGCATTCCCTCTTTTTCCAGGATTTCGAATACCCCCCATCCGATTGCGGTAATGTCCACCCCGCAATGAATCACTTTGTAACGCATACTTTCCTGGAGAATGCTATCCGCCTGGAAATGAAACCCCTTGTTCCTGAACGTGAGATGGTGAAAGAGTCGCCATTTATCCGTTGGTCGCAATGGGATCTCCAAGAGGGCCACTTTCCCATCGTCGCGGGTGCGGCTCGGGTCATACCCGAAGGCTACCGGGCGATTCTCCAAAGGACGGTTTTTCCCGTATTGGATATGGGTCCAGGTATCTTTATCCCGGGTGCAGGCAAGGAGCGCCTCCAGAGAAAAGACGCTTTTGGCTTCATCGATGAACCGACACATGAAAAGGTTGGCGAATTCATCCGGTCCGTATTCGTTCCGTAACTCCGCGATATCGAACAGATCGCAACCCTGTCTTTCCGCATCCTCTACGGTGACCATGTGACGCCAGATTTTATCCGGGCCCAACCAGCCATCCTTCAGGTTGTCGTGAGAGAGATCGAACGTGACCTTTTTCTTATCCGATTTCCCCTTGTTGTAATTCGCGCCCCCGAAGATGTCATGAGCACCGTGGTTCACGGATGATGGCACGGAAAAACTGGTGCGCCGCCATTTCTTATGCGCCGCCATGCCCGAGGACACGGTGTGGAATCTCTTGAAGTCACCGGGTATCCAATAGATTTCATCCTGGTATAGATGCCCGTGATAACTTTGGGCCGTGGCGATATTGGTGGAGACGAAACGTAGCTCCGCGCCGTTACTCAGTACGATTGGATTTCCGGTAAGTTCGACGCCGAACTGGATGGCAAAGGCGATGATATAGCCGCGAAACACCTCGGCCTGATCCCGCGATGCCGAAATGAAAATCTGATTGTCGCCGGACAATGTGGCATCCTCGAATGCCTCGAAGGAAAAATACCAGGTGGCACCGATCTGCCGGGCCTTGAGGATGAAGCGATTCCTGCGGGTCTGCGGGTCCCGTGATTTCTCGCGCCACAAGAGCTGGTATTCATAGAAGGTTTTTCGAGCGAATTCATCCAGAGCCTCTTTCGTGATCCCGGAGATATCGTTCTTTTTGGCCTTGCCTTTCTTCTTTCGGGCGGGTCCTGCCCCTTTGGAAGTATCTCCGCGACATTCCCCCCCTTGTTTTCGAAGTGCATCCGCCTCGGCGCGGATCTTGTCGGCACGTGCCTTGTCGATCTCGAAACGAGTCAACATGGCCGTAAGCCTTTCGAGTTCCTCGATATCGATCGCACTCTTCGGGTCGCGTTCGGCAAGCAGAATGACCCGGCGCGTTATGGCCTGTTCGGCAGTCTCGAAGGCCAGCAACCTATCCCATTCCCCAGCTTCCTTCCATTGATAGATAACGCGCTCCGATCCGATTTTGAGTTGGGTTCGGATCTCGGAGATGGAATGGCGATTCAGGTATAGAGCCCTTGCCGCATCGATGATTTCTTTCGGGTACCTCGTTGTCATTCCACATACGATAAATGTGGATGTGTGCGTTGTCGTTAACCTGTTTTTCGATTTTGTCCGGTTTCCACGTTCTGTCGAACAAGATCGGACGGGATCGAAAATCTCCTTGTTGTCAGGTACGTTTTCGTGCGCGTAACGTATGGAAACACTTGGAAATCGAAGGGGAACGAATGGCATTCAAGACAGGTTGGGTTCGCATCGCCACGTCGGGAAAGACGGTGGATGGCCGGGTCATAGCCCCCAATCATCTAACCGAAATGGCCGAACAGTATGATCCGGAGGAATACGAGGCGGCTATCTGGTACGAGCACAAAGATTACTACGGTAATTTTGGTCGAGTGCTGGATCTCGATGCCAGACCCGATAACAAGGGACGGGTACAGCTCTACGCCGTCCTGGAGCCGAGCAGTAATCTGATCTACGTAAACAGGTCTGGGCAGAAACTCCATAGCTCCATCGAATACCTGCCCGATTTCGCCAACACGGGTAAGGCCTATCTCGTGGGCCTGGCGGTTACCGATAGACCCGCTTCCATCGGCACGTCTCGGCTGCAATTCAGCGTCGGCAAGATAAGGGGAGAGGCTACTCTTTGCACCGATTGCATCGAGATCGATTCGTGCGCATTCGATTCCGACCCGTCTTCAAATCAACAGATAAACCTTATAAGAAAGATGTTGTCTTCCATTGGATTGGAGGGTCTTCTTTCCGGGCATTCGCTTCCCAAACCCGATCCATCGAAATCTCCTTTGACCTTCGATCCCACTACACACGACATGAATCCAATGGGAAAAAAACCAATCATTACCATCGAGTCGCTCAGCGAACAGATGACCAGGTTCATCGAGGAGAACAACAGTCGCCTCGATAAACTCGAAAAGCGGATACACGATTCCGACGATCCGGGGGCCGAACCCAAAGAAGAACCCGAAAAATTCAACGACACCGATGTAAATGTGCAGTTGAAATCGCTGGGGGAGAAAGTCGACGCATCGAGCAAATCGATTGAGCGTCTGGCATCGGCACTGGCGAAGAACCTAAAGGAAATGCCGGGTACGGATGGTGGCCCTCATGACGGGGGCGGCGACGATGAAGCGGAGGTGTTCTGATGGGTAGCTATACCTTATCACCGGAAGGCCGCCAAGCCTATGATAAATTCTCGGCCGCGTTGCATCGAGCTGTCGGTGTGCCCCGCGGACATGAGTTCGCCGTCGATCCTTCTGTCGTGCAGACCCTGTACGAGAAGATCGAGGAGGATGGGAATCCTTTCCTAAAGAGGATCAATTCCGGCGTTCTGGTGACGGAACTCAAGGGGGAAAAGATCGGCATGAGCCTCACGGGGCCGGTCACGAGCCGCACGGACACCAACCAGGATGGTGTTGAGCGCAAGGCGCGTCACCTTGTCAATTTGGATGGCCTTCCGTTCGAACTCTTCAAGCAGAATATGGATTTTGCCATCAAGTATTCCCGGATCGATGCCTGGAAACGGTTCAAGAACTTTCGCGAGATGTACAACAAGCTGGTGCGCAAGGGCATCGGCAACGACAGGCTGCGCATTGGCTGGAATGGTACCAGTGTGGGAGCTACCACCGATCCGGTCACTACCCCGGATCTTTCCGATGTGAATATCGGTTGGCTGAAACTCATCGAAAGGGACGCCATCTCCCAGAGGGATGACACTGCTTTCGAGATCGGTGGAACCGGGGGGCCCGCGAACCTGGATGTCCTGGTCCACGAAATGAAGGACCTCCTACATCCGAACTACCGCGATGACCCGGATCTGGTGGTAATGATATCCCGGAATATCCTCAGTACCGAAGAGGCGGCGTATCACACTGCGCAAGGGAGAAGGCCCACGGAAAAGGAAAAGCTGATGGGCAACGTTCTCACCAGCACCTATGGAAAGCTGCCATCCGATGTGCCGCCATTCTTCCCGGATGGGCACATCATGATCACTCCGTATGCAAATCTATCCGTCTACACCCAAGAGGATTCCTGGCGGCGGAAATTGGAGGATAACCCTAAGAAGGATCAGTACGAGGATTTCAACAGTGCCAATATCGGTTATGTGGTGGAGGACTACCAGGCGGTGGCCCTGCTTACCAATGTGAGTCATTCCGGATAAGAGGGCGCGATGGCTGAATTCATATCTCCCATGAAACGACGCCAATTGGAGCGCATCGCTCGACGGGAAGGGGTGGTCGAGGAATCACCTGCGCCCGTACCCGTCGCATCGACATCGACGGATACAGAGGAACCCCACGAAATATCCAAGGTCCGCGAAGGCACCATGAGCCCCATGCAGCGACGCAAATTGGAGCGCATGGCAGAGTCGGAGAGCAGGCGAGGCAACGAGATTTCTACCGATCCATCCGTCGAGCAGCATCTTCTCGGACACTATGTCGCCGCATTGAAGGCAGACAACGTTGCCCTGAAGTCCATCAAAGACATCGATGCCAAGAACGAATACAAGCGCAAGGCGCTGGGAAAATACGGCAAGTTCGAGGGTGAGTACCTGAAGAAAGGTCACAAATATCCCAACGAGATATTGTCGACCCTGGTGGTTTGGCGCTTCGATATCGAAAAAATCCAAACCGCACTGCATTGGGCGTTTTTCCTGATCAAACAGGGATGTCATCGAATGCCGGAACGCTTCAAGCGTAGGAATATCGAGACCTTTGTCTGCGACGAAATATACGAGTGGGCCAATAGACTGCTTGTCAAAAAGCAATCGGCACGGCCGTACCTCGATAAAGTCATCGAAACCATGGATGCCGAGGATGCGCCATGGGACGTGCATCCGATTGTGCGCGGCAAACTCTATGCCATGCAAGGGAAGCTTTGCCTGAGGGTATACGAGAAATTCGGTACCGCCGTGACATGGCTTGAAAAGGCCATGGATATCAACCCGGATGGCGCCGGGGTCAAGACCATATTGAACGAAGCCCGGATCAAGGCCGGCCGGGTATCGTAAGACTCCCCCGCTGGGAGCGGACGGCGATGCCCGTTGGAGTCGCCACAAGCGTCCTTTACGTGGCAATCGCCCGTCCGATCCTTACGAATTGCGAATCTGGAAAGCGAGAGGCGAATGAGCCTTACCGGAAAGACCGATACTGAGCTCGATGGCAGCCTCTCTTCCGGCAATTTTTGGCCCGAGATCGGGCTAAAAGGGTTTCAGGAAGTAGTACGTCCGCCTGCGGAATACAAGATGGAGCTCATTCGGGAGACCCTGATGGGCGCCATCGCCGCAGTGAATCGTGCGCTTGCACCGGTCGAGAAAGGGGCATCCGAGGGTTCGACCCTGGTGGGATTATCCGGTACGCGCATCGGGGATGTTCCCATCCTGGAACTCCATTATCGCCAGGCGGTGTACTACCACACCAGGGCGGAACTACTGGCTCATTATACGGTCATCGCCCGCAAGGAGGATGCCGAAAACCAGGCCAAGGAACTCCCCGAGACGCGGGAATACTGGATGGTCGAATCCAGAAGGCACATCCAGTTCATTCTTGAGATGACAGGACACGCAACGGAGGGGCACACGGTTTCCGGGAACGGGGTCTATTTGATATGAAGATGCTGCGGGAATTGCGCCGTCATCTCGCTGAGATGAATGTGGTCGATGAAGAAGGCATCTACCTATGGCCCGAGGAACTGCAATTCCAGAACACCTGGAAGGTCCAGGGGAATGGTATCGAGGTTAGCCGTGCCCGTTACAAGGCAATGGCCGCTATCGAGCGATGGCCCCACGACAAGGTCCCGGTCCAGGTATTGGCGGCGAATCTTGCGCTCTGGATGAACGAACACCGCAGACACCTGGTCGAAGATGATAGCAATATCCATATGGATGCCGATATTCAGGATGATAAGACCGCCGATATCGAGATCGGTATCGCCTTCGAGGAAAGTATCGAGGTAAGCGAGGTCCCGGAAGGGGAAGCCAGCAAACCCAACGACATCGAGGCCCTTGGCAAGCGATGGCGGGTGCGGGATGTCGTCATCGATGTGGCGGAACATGCCGAGGTGGATGATCCCGGATACGAGTTACCGTGACACTGGAGTATCGGGAAGAGGGCAGGCTTATTCTGTTGGCGCAACTACGGGCGCTTACCCTGCCACCCGCGACGCGGCGCAGGGTCATGGCCAGGATAGGTCGGGAGATCAAGAAGCGGACACGCGCCAATGTGCGCGCCCAGGCAGATATCCACGGCAAGGCCTTCGTGCCCCGGAAGCGGCGGCGTAGAAGAAAAATGTTGGCAGGGCTCGTAAAGGAACTCATGCAACGCGCCACGCCCGAAGAGGTCACGGTGGGGTTTCGTCGCGGTAGAACCGGTGTCATCGCAGCCCAGCATCAGTACGGACACGAAAAGACGGTTCGAGCCAGACGCAATCTTAGGAATTGCCGTGCCGATGACAAAGCAAAACCATCCGCCTTAGCCACGAAACACCAGGCACGTACCCTGATAAAAGACCTGGGCTACCGAAGGTCCACCGGAAGTGGCAAGAAGCGCCGGGTAAGCCAGCGCTGGATCAGGGAGAACGTGACTGCATGTCAGGCGGGTTTGTTGATCCGCATGTTGCGGGATGAAGAACCAAAGGATTCCTGGGTAACGAAGTTGCCACAACGGGAATTTTTCGGTAGTGAACCGAAGTGGATCGGTCAGAAAGCAGCTGAAATCATCGATGATGAAATGTGGCAACACTTTCAAACCTTATAGGGTGAATTCATGGCATTAGGGCGAGTACAAGTCAACGATCTCGATCTCGGGCAGGGGGCATTCCCGGAACCGGAACGTAAATTCTTGTTCATGGGGGTCGGCGTCAAGAATCAGGGGAAGATTCTCTATCTCAATAACGAATCCGATCTCGACGCGGAACTCGGAGATTGCGAACTCGAGAAACAGGTGGAAAAGGCGAAACTCAACGCCGGCCAGAATTGGGTCGCTGCTGTGCTTCCCATGGCTGCTGCTACCGATTGGGTGGACTCATTCGCATACGCTATGAACGAAAACGTCCAATGCGAGGCGGTGGTCATTACCGACCCGGTAACGGCAAAGAGCCAATTCACCGATATGTTCGCCCAGGCCGAAGGTGTACGGGCAAGTCGCGGGCGAAGGGTTTTTTTCATAGCGGCCACCCGAGCCTTCAACCCGGCGACGGATACCTGGACGGACTATATCGCCGAGGTCAATGACCTTACCGATGGCGTATCGGCCTATCGAGTCAGTCCCGTGGCCGAGGTGTATCCCGGATTTCTGGGTAGCTATGCAGGACGCTTGTGCAACCGCAAGGTACTGGTTGCCGACACCCCGATGCGCGTCAATACCGGCACATTGATGGGGATCTCGGAGTTACCAACGGACACGGGCGGTGTGCGTTTCACGAAAGCACACGCCGAGGCCCTCAACAATGCCCGTTTCACGGTGCCCCATACCTATGACGATTATCCCGGGATTTATATGTCCGATGGGCAAACCCTGGATGCCCCCGCAGGGGATTTCCAAGTAGTGGAGAATCTGCGCATCGTGGACAAGGCGGCCCGCAGGATTCGCATCCTGGCTATTCGACGGGTAGGTGACAGGAAACTCAATTCCACGCCGATCTCCATACAGTCCAACAAAACCTATTTCATGCGGCCATTGCGCGAGATGAGCAAAAGCATCGATTTCCTGGGGGAACGATGGCCAGGCGACGTGAAACCGCCCCAAGATGGCGATATCGAGATCCAATGGACTGATCGCACCCATGTGAAGATATTCACCCTTGTGCGGCCCTATCACATTCCCAAGGCTATCGAGGTCAATATCGCCTTGGATCTCAGTTCTGGAAACGTAGTCTGACGATCACATAAGGAGTCGAATAATGGCGGGCCCCATGCATGTTTCCGGTTCCACCATGGAATTCAGCCTGGGTGGTTTGATCATCCGAGCCGATAATTTTTCCCTGACCATCGAAGACGGCATGAAAGCCGTGACCAGCCGAGGCATACCCCATGGTTGGGTAGATGGCGAGGTCAGTGCCAAGGGCGATATCGAGGTCGATACCGAAAACTTCAACCTGATCGTGGACTCGGCAAAATCGTTTCAGGAACTGGAGGCCTTCGATATCGACGCCGTGGGCAAAACACCCGATCAGGAACTGAGGATACAGGCCTTCGGTTGCAAATTATCCATCGCTGACCTTCTGAGCGTGGACGCCAACGGCGGCGATAAGCTCAAGCACAAGATCGGTTTCCAAGTGACGGATGATGATTTCGTGCGCATCAATGGGAAGCCATATCTGGCCGAGCACAGAACCAAAGGGTTCTGACCATAGGGTCGAAACAATATAGTCAAAACCATCGGTACCCGAAAATGAAATTGAGATTGGAACGATACTCTTACACGCCCCACGGCACCCTGGGTCGCCTCACGCTCCCTGGTGGGCGTGTCCTTCATACCCTGGAGGCACCCTGGAACAACAATGAAAACAACATCAGTTGTATCCCGGAAGGCACGTATCCGGTGCGTCGGGATCGTACGGGGAGATTCCAGCATTGGCGCCTGCAGGATGTGCCTGGACGCACCGCCATCGAGATCCATGGCGCCAACTACTACATCCACCCGAAAACCGGGAAACAGGAAATCCAGGGCTGTGTCACGGTGGGGATGGAACTAAATACCGGATACATCGCTTCCATCCGCAAAAGCCGTCCCGCCCTCGATGCCATGCACGAAGAACTGGGAGAAGAGGGCTGGACGCTGGAAATCACCCAATACAAACCAAACTGAGAAGGTGTGCAATGAAACAAATACTGTTGCTCTTGTTCGTAGCGATGTCGTTTCTCGGTAAGTCGGCCCTTTGCAACGATGCGCCTTGTGGCAAGGAGGATTCTCCCCCATGCGTCTGTGCGCCGTCCATTGGTTCCGAATACGGCGAGATCCATTGCGTTCCCTTTTCGGAATATCAGAAATGATGGATCGAGACAACGAGAAGATCGAAGAAACCGGCAACCACCGAGAAATGGCCTTGTGGGTGCTTGGCACCCTGACGGTGTTGGTCACCCTTATTTTGGGATTCATCGCCCTATCACCCTTGTTCGGCGTCGAGCCGGTACCGGAAAGTGACGTCGTCGGAACCCTGGAAACCATTTGGATCGCCATGGTCGGCGCATTCATCGGATTGGTCACGCCAAAAAAATGATATGGCAGCCACTACGCAAACGTCCGGGCTCATTATCGATCTGGCCCCTCATCTCAAGGATATTCTTGTCTGGCTTGGGTTAGCCGCAGTCACGGTCTATACCATGCTTTCGAAGCGCTCCCAGGTAAACAAGGAAAAGATCAAGACTCTCGAGGGGGAATCCCACGAATGGCAAGCAGATCATGAAAGCGAAGCCAACGAGAAATTCAACGCGTTGAACATTCGCGTAAATGAACTGGAAATCAAGATGGAATACAGTCCAAACCATAAGGATATGGAAAGGATTAGCGATAAAATCAGCTCGTTGGAACGGGGTTTCAGTGAGCTGAGAGGCGAATTACAGGGGGTTGGAAATGCTATTGATAAACTTCCTATTAAGATCGCAATGGCGCAAAAACAAGGGTAAATAACAAACCATGTCTATCAGCAATTCGAAGAAAAGGATCGAACTCGTTATCGAGTGCGATGGCGAAAACAAAGAGCTCTGTTTCGAGGTCGGTATTCGGGATTACAACCGCTTCGTCAATAATGTGTCGCACGATAACAAGGTGGCGCCCGCACACAATTTCTGTATGCAGACCGTGGTCGAAAAAGACAAACCCGCCTTACAGAAAATCCTGACCAAACCCGGCACGTGCATTTCCATCTCTGGCGCCATCATCGAGGAATATCAGCCGGATATCGAGGTGTCGGTAAAAAAGTCCGGACCCGCGTCGATCGATTAGAAGGCAATCCCATCGGGCAATTATTGGCGTTACGCCGACATTGGCTGCCGGCTGGCGACGATGATGAGGATGATTTCGCTGCGGCCCTGTGGCTCGACAAAAGGCACCACGAAATGATGACCGCAGCGGTGCTGAATGGGATCGTGAAGGCGTTCAAGGGATAGATATCACGAATTACCGATTTCGGCTATCGACTCCCGAATCCTCCCACATCCGTCAATGCGCGGAGTTTCGAGCGAGAAGCTCTGCCTGTGTCTTGTGTAGAACGGCAAGACCTTCCTCCGATGGGCTGCGCAGACAATCGTAGACCTGCCGATTGGCATCTTCCAACCGATCGTGCAGGTAGCGGGAAAGTCCGGCGATGCGAGCACGTTCCTCGGTCTGAATGGCATCGTGTTCGGGGTCCATCAGATCGGTGAGTGCCTTCAGATAACGGGTGTATTCATCCTGTCGATCCAGTGCCTGATACAGGGCATCATATTTGTTTTGCTTTTTCATGGTGGTTTCCTTCGGTAAAGGCGGAGGCTGCCACCACCGTTGCTAAAAGTGGCGACAGCCGCATGATGCTAACAACACCGACCAAAGGAGCGGCATGCCAAAAGGCACACCATGCGGCCGCCATAACGCGGGCATGAGAAAGGAGCATGAACATCTGGACGCTTTGGTTCGGGGTTGTTAATCCCAGTCGCGAAATGCGACGCGACGTCCATATTAGACAACGTGTAAAAAGGAAACGCAAGCTCGTAAATCCGTAATTCGCCATGGCCACCAAACTCGAAAAACTCCAGATGACCATCGGTCTGCTGGATCGGGTTTCCGGTCCGGTCGGCAAGATTACCAAGTCCATCGAGAATCTTACCAATCGGTCGCAAGCGGCCTTTTCCAAGATGAAATCCGGCCTGACCGGCATAGTCGGGGCCGGTTTCGGTCTTTATGCGCTGTTCTCCCCAGTGGAGAGACTAAACCATGCGCTGGGGAGTGTAAGCTCCCTCGGTGTGGCGACGAAGACGCTCGATGATCTCGATGTCGCCGCGACGAAGTATTCCATCCGATTCGGCGAATCCGCTACTCGTTATATCCAATCCTCTTACGATATCCAATCGGCCATTTCCGGGCTCTCCGGGAACGAATTACCACGTTTTACCACCGTTTCCGGCATCCTGGCCAAGGGCACCAAGGCCAATATCGACAGCACAACGGCCTACGTCGGCCAGATGCATGGTATTTTCGAGAAAATGGCTATTACCATGGGTCGGGGCGATTGGGTAGAGCTGCTCGCCGGACAAACCGCCGCTACCGTGCAGCGCTTCAGGACGGAAGGTCCGAAGATAGCCCAGGCCTTCGAGACCATGGGGTCCAAGGCGGAACTCATGGGCGTTTCCATGTCGGACCAGTTTGCCATCCTGGGGCGGTTGATGACCACCATGGGAGGCGGCGAGGCCGGGACCAAGTTTCGAGCCTTCCTGCAGGGAATCGGCAAGGCGCAAGGGGAATTGGGACTGAGTTTCACCGACTCCCACGGCCGCATGTTGCCGATGTTGGATATCCTTCAGAAGATTCGCGACAAGTTCGGCGACAAGATGACGGTTGCCCATGGCGATCTGCTGATGAAGGCCTTCGGGCGCAAGGAGGCGGTGGCCTTTCTCGAGGAAACGGTCAAGAACATCGACCTCTTGAAGGAAGACATGGCGGCCATCGGCAAGATCGAGGGCATGGAGAACGCCGTGCGGATGGCCGAAAAGATGGTATCTCCCTGGCAACGATTGTTCGCAGCGGGCAAGGCGGTGCACATCGGGGTGTTCAAGCCGGTAATGACGGCTATCACGCCCTTGATCGACAAGATTACCTCGGGTCTTTCCACCCTTGCCGAATGGACCCATATGTTCAAGAACGTCGCCCGCTGGGTCGGCTACGTCATTTTGACGATCACGGGGATGACGGCAGCCCTCGGTCTGTTGGCCTTCGCCTTCGGGATGTGGAAAATCGCTGCCATCAGCGTCGGTGTGGCGTTGACTATCCTCAAGGCCATTGCGTTTCTCTTCGTCTTTGTCCTTAAAGCCTCTTTCCTCGCCACCGTACTTCTTTCCGGGGCATTGAAAGGACTATGGTTCGGTGTCCTGAAGCTCGTACCCGCATTGTGGACGCTTCTCCCCGTATTGTGGGGTTTCACCGCAGCCCTATTGGCCAATCCCATCGTCTGGATCGTCGTGGGCATCGCGGCCCTGGCAGTCGGGCTTTATTTTCTGATTACCCGCTGGGATACGGTCAAAAAGGCCTTCGCGGAAAACACCTGGATGAAGGTGGTATTTTCCCCTCTGTATCTCGGCATGGAGCTGGTGGACCTGCTTATCGAAAAATTCGAACGGATACCTGTCTGGTGGGAGAATTTCAAGGGGTTGCTGGCGAATCTCGATCCATTTTCCCGGCTCACCGAGAAATTTTCCGGGTTGCTTTCCCTGATCGACTTGATTCCGGGTATCGACCTCGATCTCGATATGGAGAACGCGAATCGGGAGATGAACACCTCGCTGCCGGAATTGACGCCGGGCACCATGAACCCCCCCGGGAGCGGTGGCGGATTGATGCAGGAATTCACGAGTAACAACACCAAAAACCGAAGTGTGCAGACCGGGGACATCCATATCCATAATCAGGGGGCGATACTGGACTCCGCAAGGCTCTCCGAAGAACTGGCGATGGTGGCACCCTGATGGGCAGCAGTAACGACATCGATCTCCGCATCACCGATGATGACCTGGATCTGGATGGCATCCGGGAACCGCGACTCATTACCGAACGCGATTGTATCGCCCAGGACATCGCGCACATGATTCGGGAGAAGGGCTATGCCATCCAGATGCTGGGCGAACGAAACCCGATCATCATCGAATCCCTGATACAGTCCATCGAAAAGGAGATGGATGAAGACAAACGGATCATACCTGGCACATCGAAACTCGTACTTCGGGGAACCGGTGTCTTCTACGCCACGGGCGATACGGTGGCATACGGGCCCGTCGAGGTGACCATCCCGATCGAGAAACCGTAGTAATCGTAGGATGGGCAAAGGCCGCAGGCCGTGCCCATCGTGAAACGACAATGACGCAAGCCATTCCAAAACCGGATTTCAATGCCGCCCTGACCGCCAGCGGGGTCCCCACCACGGAAAAAGATCTCAAGGCCGCCTGGCTGAAAGAGGTCGCCGACGCCGGGTCCAGCATCAATAACGATAGTCGTTATAGCCCGTTCTGGAGAAGCGTTACCACTCTGATCACCAAGCCCGTACTATGGATGACGCATGACGTTATCATCAAACATCTGATGCCACAGTTCTTTTTGGCTACGGTGACGGAAGATTATATCGATTCATGGGCATGGGGCCGCGACGTTACGCGTAAGCAACCGGTTGCGACGGTGGGCACATTGAATTTTACCCGCGCGCAAACGCTCCCGGATGTGACCATCCCCGTCGGGACCCGTGTACAATCGCCACCCATCAATAAAATCGTCTACGAGCTGACAACGACTTCCGAGGGGATCTTCCCTGCCGGCAGCGTTACCTGCCAGGTTCCGGCGAAAGCCACCAAGACGGGTTCCAGCCATAACCTGGATTCCGGGTACTACTCCGTTCTTCCCGCGCCCCTCGATGGCATCGATGGCGTCACCAATCCGGAAGGATGGATTACTACCCTGGGTGCGGACAAGGAAGACATCGACGCCTTCCGATGGCGTATCCGAAACAGTTTCAACAGATTGGGTTTCTATCACACGGATGGGGTATATCGAGCGCTTATGGGTGAATTCCCCGGCGTCGATACCCGGTATATCTGGTTCGAATACGATGCGCCACGCGGGCCGGGCACCGCCAATGCCTTTATCCTTTTCGAACTGGATGCCCCGGCACAGACCTATATCGACGCCATCGACAACCATATCAGAGAAAAAGGTTTTCACGGCCATGGGGATGACCTGGTGGTCGCCAAGATGCCGGAAACCAGCTATGACCTGACGGTCACGGTATGGCCGGTGAAAGGCCTCCTCGATGCCGAAAAACAGAAACTCAAGAAAGATACCGAGGATGCCATCCGAGCCGCGTTCCGGGAGAACAAGGCCTTCCGGATGACCCCGGCATTGCCCTATAACCGATTCTCGTTTTCGCTCCTCGACAAGGAACTACACTCTCACCTCCCGAACCTGGAATCCATCGAGTTCGGCCGTTCGGATATCGTCTCGCAACGATCGGTGCCCACTATCGGGAACTTGACGGTGAATCTCGGGAGTTAGAAATGACCAAACCCGATTTCCAATTACCGATCTGGCTCAAAAAGGGCGAGCAGGTAAACCGCCTGAAGGATGCCGCCAGGGCCTGGTGGGACCGGGTCGATGGCTGGGTCCGGTTTCCCCTGTCGCAACGAGATCCGAAGACCTGTCACCCGGATATCCTGCGTCTTATGGCGTTCGAACGGGATATCACTCCCTTCGATGGAGAAAACGAGCAATCCTTTCGGCTTCGGGTCGAACACGCCCCGGCCAATGTCATCGATGCGGGTTCCAGGGAGGGTTTTCCTCGTATTTTCCAGCGCCTGGGAATGGAGCTACTCGATCAAGAGGAACGCTTCGATGCCGAAAACTGGGATGTGATTCGACTGGTTTTCGCCGATGGCGCCATCACGGGCCGGGATGATCTGCTCCGTTTCATCGTGCGCCAATATGGACGCACCACCCGGCGCTACGAATTCGCCACCTACGACAGGCTGGACCCGGCAATCGTTGCCGTGGGCAGTATCGGAACGGATACCGAAGTCGCCACCATGGAGATCCCGGAACTTTCGTTGCCGGATCGGATCGACCCCATCGTCATGCCGGTGGCTGCCATGGATTTCGATTTCTCCGCTTTCGCGATACCGGAGATCGACCTTTCCATCTACGTGCCACCGCCCACCGATGTACCCGCGCAATACAGCGTTTCGAATGTGAATGGCGATCTGGTATGGACAAAGGTCGCCAATACCGGGACGGGGACCTTCGAAGCCGATATAGAGGTATTCGATATTCGGGAAAATACCGGAAATGGCTTTCAATCCCTGTGTCATTTCATTCTCTGCCCGAAGATCGATGCCGTATCGCTCCCCGATTTATCCGGGAATGGTCATGATGGTATCGTGGATCAGCTCACTTTCGATCCAAACGGGTCGGATGGTCGCGGGGGATTCTATTGGGACGGTGAAAGCGCCGATCACGACAAGATCGATATTCCTCATATCGATTATCTCGATAGTGATTTTACCCTCCAGATGACGGTCAAAAGGATCGGAGACGGTCCAATGGGACTGTATACGTTCGGGGCCGGGGTGGATCGTGGCTTCTATTTCATGCGCTGGGATGACCGATTGTATCTGACTGTGGGACATGCGTCGGGACCCTCGCAGGTTTTTTCCGATATCGATTTACCGGAAACCATTTGCCGCCTGACCATGACGCATCGCCATGTAGACGCGGCTCCGGATATTTGGGCAATATTCATGGATGGAATCCAGAAAGGGACGCTCGATGCCGATATGACTGCGGTAACCCCTTCCGATCAGCACGAAGCGGGGAACTTCCTACACGGGCTCGGTCAGGAATTGCGTGGATACATCGATTCCGTACAGGTATGGAAAAAAACGCTTACCCAGGATCAGATCACCGCTTCGGATAATTTGGACAACCCACAAAACAATATTCTGAAAGCGAGCGAACTCGCACCGGGCGCTACCTACAAGGCACTCGTGACCAGAATCAAAGGCGGCGCAATCGTGGAAACGGACGTCGCAAGTAACGAAATCACCATATAAGGGAAACCAGCCATGACGGACCCCGTCATTCGAAGCGCAATCACCAACGCGGGAAATACTTTTATCGCGACCAAGGTACAAAGCAACCAGGCGATTTCACTGACTCGCTTCGTGCTGGCCAACGTGCCCACCATCACGGAAACCACTCCGGTGGATTTGAACGCATCACTGCCCGATGCGCAGTATCGGGTTTGGGATGGTGGGGTAACACGCACCAGCAAGTCCGATGCCGATACCGTGGTGTTTTCCCTGTCGCTGGATACCACGGTGGGGGACTTCGATGCGAATTTTTTCGGCCTGCTCTCCGATGACGATACCCTGGTGGCTGTTTCGTACATGACGCCGATCCATAAGCGCAAAAACGATCCTGCCACCGGGAAACAGGGGAATATGATCGTGCGCAGCATGTTGGTCAAATTCACCAATGCCGCTGCCGCCCTCAATATTACCGTCCCCGTGGAAAGCTGGCAGATCGATTTTCAGGCACAAGTCTCTCAAGTCGGCGCGGATCTCACCGCGCATCTGTCGGCTGCGGACCCGCATTCCGTGTATTACCTGAAGACAACAGTGGATCAGAAGTTCACGGACCACGAGGGGGCAAGCAATCCCCATCCCGTGTATTACTTGAAGTCGGCAGTGGATCAGAAGTTCACGGACCACGAGGGGGCAGGCAATCCCCATCCCGTCTATTTGACCCAGGCGGAGGGAGACGGTCGATATGTATTGCAGGGCGGTGCGATACCGGTCGGTCTCATGAGTTTCTTCGCGGGAACCACGCCTCCCAGCGGATGGTTGGAGGCAAACGGGGCTTCACTATCCACCAGTACATACGCACAACTATTTTCCGCCATCGGATATACCCATGGCGGTAGCGGTAGTACTTTCAATCTGCCGAACGCGCAGCGTAGAGTAATGCGTGGTGCTGGTTCCGGGCTTTCCGTGGGACAAACACAAAACCATGCGATTCAGAATATAACCGGAGAATTTCAGATTACTGATGACTACATCGCCAGGCCATGGCCATCAATCAATCATGCAGGGGCTTTTTACGGAGTGAATTGGGCAAATCAAGCTTTCGGTAATGCTGGATACGACGCTGTAGGAACACAATACTCGAAAACAGGTTTCGATGCATCGAGGGTAGTCAGCACTGCCGATGAAACCCGCGCAGATGGAATCATCCTGTTACCAATCATCTATTATGGATCATGAATAAACCACGTATTTACTATTTCGATCCGGGAACCTCGATATCGATCGATCCGGAACCCAATCTTCGACCATCCGTAGCCAATCCGAATCCGAAAGAGCCGGGAAAATGGTTGATTCCGGGCAACGCAACTCCGATACCTCCCCCCAACACCGAGGAACATGAGGTTGCGATATGGGAAAGAGAAAAAAACGATTGGCGCGTCGCTATCGACTGGCGGGGACACACCTATTGGCTACCGGATGGTTCAAAACACACCATCGACACCATCGATGTGCCCCCCCCGACAAACGCCCTCAATGCACCGCCACCGCCCACCTTGGAGGAACAAAAAGCAAACGCCAGGCAAGGTGTTGTGTCTTTCTCGATAGATGCACGTCGAAAGGTAACCCAAAATGCCGATCTGCATAAGATATCCGGCTGGTCGATCAAGGCACTCCGTGCCAAACGGGTATCCGATGGGAACGGAACCGATGAAGATATCGTCATCCTGCAAATCGAGTGCGATGAACGAAGCAAGGGAGAGACGCCTTTGGAACTCGCCGAGAAACAGCACGAAAAGGCGAAACTTCTGGAAACCGCAGTGGCCAGGATCGATGGCATGGAGGAAGGCGCACTATCGCGGATAGACGCTGCGCAAAATGCATCGGAATTGCTCCGCACCCGAGCGGCACTCAGGAAGGAAGCAAAGAGGAAATTGCTCGAATTCATGGCAAAGATGAAATGACCTGGCAGACCATCGCGCTACGCCCCCCCGCCACTGCCACTGCTTTCGAGGGCGCATTCGATGGGTTGAAGGATGCGGCATCGATGGGGATCGGCGACGCACGAACCCGCCTCGAGAACCTTGTCGAGCCCCCGCGGGTTCCGAGCCCCGGAGCCGGGGCCGGGGCGGTAGGGATGCCGGAATTGGGGGGAGATGGTCACCTGATCGTCATCCACCCCTATCAGTTGGAATCTCGACACGGGGCAGAATATCGACCCAGCCTTTCCTTCCCCAATGCGGCGACAGCTGCCGCAGGGAAGATTTCCGCCATTCAGGCATCCTCTCTCGATATCCTGGCCATCGCCATCACCGGGTCCAGGCTGGATCAATGGGCAGCATCGCTGGCGACCTTCACCGGCGTTTTTCCGATCCCGGAATTGCTTCGGGTGCGGCGTAGAGCCGAGGCCATGCTCACCATCGAGAAGGATAAATTCACGCGCCCTCCCCCGAGGAAATCCCCGGATGCCATCGGGATTTCCCTGCAACACCTGCCCGTTCTCCAAGATATGAATGCCGCTTTACGTGCAAGGTGCGCCCTGTCTCGGGGATATCGGATGGAGAACCTGTCGGCAGCGGGACACATTGCTGGATTGCTGACAAAGAAACAGGCCCATCTTGATGATTTGTCCCAGCGCTGGACAAACCTCACTACGGCTCTGCATGGCGGTGCGGGCCTTGTCCGCAGGCTACAAGGGGGCCCGGCAAGCGCGGCGCGGGCGCTGACCGACAACACGCCGGGACACGAATACAGCATGACCGCATTGCTGATACTGGCCGGGCCCCCGGGTGGCATGACGGCATTGTTCGAGATGTTCGGGTTGAACTGAATTCTTCGATAAGGAGAGATGACTGATGAAAATAGGCGAAATTCCATGCGTCTGCCCAAGGTGTGGGCGTCCGGCTGTCTGTAATCCATGTTTCGGTACGTGGTGTCGAACTTGCCGGAATGGTGATCCATCTCCCAAGTAACCATGGCCACGAATCCAACCCTGATCGTATTGGGAAAAACGGCCATTCCAGGCTATGGGCTCAGGGTGCAATGCGAGCTGCCCATGCCCGACAAGGATCTCTCGGGAGAGGGGTCCGGAACCGCCATCGCCGAGCGCGGCTTCAAACCGAAACGCCTGCGGGTATCTCTCTTCATCCGTTACACGGAACCGGAGCAACTCGAGGCCCTGGTGCGCCTCGCCGAGGCTACCGATGATTCCGGTGAGCGTGTCATCTATCCCATCCTGAACGAAACGGCCAAGGCGTTCCGTATCCGCGAGGTACGGTTCACGGAACGCCTGCAGGCAAACGAGCAGGACGGAACCCAGGCATGGCAGGTGAGCTTCCATCTGGTGGAACATCACTCGATCCCGGAGAAGGTGGAGGATAGGAAAACGGCACCGGCGACGGTCACGACATCGGAGACCGGGAAAGTGGTAACGCCCGAGGGGGAACCGGAACGGGAACTGACCTCCGTAGAGCGGTTTCTGAAGTGGACGGATGACCGGATCGGCCCGTCGGATGCGGAGAAGGAAGCATCGTAGGATGGAATCGGCGGCAAAACCGCCGTATTCCACATGGATGATTACGGATTCAGTGCGTCACGGCCTCTCTGCGTATTTCGGCGAGTTCGGTCTCGGTTTCCGGGGAGAACGGCGCCAGAAAACGCGACACGGGGAGGCTGGCCAGGGTCAGCTCGTTGTGCAGGAATTCGGACAATCGATGGAGGGTTTCCCGTTCCCTCCTAATGGCGCCCTTTTCGTTTTGGATGATATCCAGGGTGCGCAGGAACCCAGTGATTTCCGAACAGCGGTCGAAAGCGTGGCGGGCTTCCTGGAGATGCAGGAACGTCTTTTCGTTGGGCGATAGATCGGCGCGTACGATGGGATTGCGCTTGGCTTTCTTGCCTTTGGGTCTTTTGAGCATGGTGGTTTCCTTGGTCGAGAAGATTGGAGAACCGCCACCTGCCGTCGTGAATCGGAAAGGGCGGCGGACATCACGGAGTTCACAATACCGCACCAAGGAGCGGCGCACCCGAGGGCGCCCCCGTAATGCCCACCATCGAGCGGGCACGAAAAAGGCGCCATGGAATCAGCGCCTTTGCGCTTGGTTTGCAGGTTGTGAACCCTGGCCACGACATGCGTCATGACGTACATATTAAATAACTTATAAATCACGAATGCAAGTGTCACGCCAAACCTCTTACATCCTCCATACACGCGAAAGAAAAGGGATGTCCACCGACTCCAGCCCGATACCCACCAAGGAAAATGGGATACCGTAGAATTCGGATAAAGGAACATTATCCGGTCTATCCATGGATTCATGGAATGCACGAGCTTTCATCCTCTCGGACTGTCTATCTTTTCTTCCAGCAAAATAGCTCATATAGTCGATATAACGGACATGCATCAGGTTGGGGGAGTCTTCGACGTACAGCAATTCACCCGCAAGATCATCCAGCACATATTTCGCCACGTCGTTATCCAATAACCCTGTCTTCCTAGTCTTTCCATAGTCAAGCCACTGCTCGATTTCCCATCGATCCAGGGATTCATCGACTCCATACCAACAGACGATGTCGGTCCAAGATGCCATAAACATGGCTCGCTCTATTGCGTAGGCTATATTCAGCATTTGGGCATTATCTTTCCAATATTTCCTTATCGAGCCACTGTATCTGACCACCGGGGACGGATGCCCGCCACGTCGCGGCTGTACCAAAATCCTCGCGATAGGTTCGATGTATCCAACGGTCTCGCAATGACATTTTTATTCGATCATCCACGGAACGGGTTGTTACCGATAGAACGAATTTTCCTTTTCTTTGCAAAAGACGATTAATATTATCTTCATGAAACCCAAGATCCTTGGCGGAGAGAAGTAATCTCCTTAGTCTTCGTCGCTCATTCGAACTGCGCTTTTTGCTCATTATGACACCTCTATAACGCGAAAATTGGCATTTTCCTGTTCATATTCTCTCTCCTTGTTCATTCAATCTTTTGCACCACTGAACGAATCTAAAGCTTTCTGCCCAACTTGTCCCCGTCATCAGATATGTCAAGGAAAATGGGACACCGTAAAACATGGATAGATCCAGGATAATCGATTTGTCCAGGGAATCGTAATAGGTTTTTCTTTTCCTCTCACAGATTTCCGGAGTTGGTTCCTCGATATAACGGACACACATGAAATCGGAGTCGGCTTGGACAAGCCCCACCCCATCCGCGAGATGATCCAGCACATATTCCGCCACGTCGTTATCCAATATGCCTGTCTCTCGAATACGGTCATTTTGAACCAACTGCTCGATCTCCCATCGACCCAGAGGTTCATCGCTAGTCCAATGAACGATTTCGGTTTTAATTTCCATAAGAATGGAATGTTCTATTGCGTAGGCTATATTCAGCATATCGGTTCTTTCTCGGTAGCAAGTAGGGTGGAATGAGCGCAGCGAAATTCCACGTGGACTACTAACCGGATTACTGGTTTCTTCCCATGTGCCATTCATCAGATTTTCCCAGTAGCCGGACCCATTCGTTCGATAGGTCGGAAATTCCTGGTCATCCGTCTCCACGATGTAATCTGTATACACGATTTTCTCGACAGATAAGATTCTCAAAGATGAATTCTCCTATTTGTAACGTTCCTAACTCGATCCGCCAGGCGAGCACGGTACCCTCGATGGCATCGGAGGGCGGGGTACCGGGCAGGCGCAGCAAAAAGAGCTTTTCCAGTCCGATGGAGACCTCATTCAGAAATACGATTCCATCGTCATGCCATGGATTGCAGTGTGCTTGCTTCGAAAAATTGCCCGATCCGGCGAGCTACCCGTTTCGCCTCGTATTTCCGCTTCCCGGAACGCCACAGGTAACGCCATTCGACCCGAGTGACCATATCATCCCTGGTGCACACGAAATCACGGGTAAACATGGTGATGAACCACTCGGTACTCTTTCCTGCAAATCCCTCTCTTGCTACCTCTTCATCCGTGATTGCCAATAGCGGTTCCCTCGTTACCTTCACGACGCGGACGATGGCAAGGCCACGGACTCTTTCCCTGGTGCGTATCTTGTCCACGATCAACAACAAATCACCGGGCCTTGCATGTTTCCACCCGTTGCGCCGAGTGACGGTTTTGGTACCAATCTCGACCTGGTCGATGGTTTTGTGGCAAGAGATACGTCTCATTCAAGTAACCTCGGTGCATTGCGTGGAAGTCGGCCTACGGCGCGATTCCACCCTACTTTTGCTTCGGGCGCTGGGATCTGGACCGCTTCAGGATAAATTCATCTCCTTTTTCTTCGGCAGGAGAGTGCAGGTATGGCTTGCCTTTATCCGTCAATAGCCACGCTTCGAATACCCCATCCTCGTCGCAGTATTCGATATCATCTTCGAATTTGCCCAGGCGAAAATTATCCGGCAACGTGAAATAGCACTCCTCATCTACTGG